CATCTATTTTTACAGATCCCGGGTTTTTATCTAATGATTCTGCTGCTTTTTTAAACACATCTAATAATGACTTACCATCATTTACATTTGGTAAATTAAAGGGGTGGGCCATATGTCCTGCCGCTCCTCCTTCTGTTAGTAGTACTTCATTGATAACTTCTTTCCACCAGTTTTTAGTAAATGTAGCTTCTTTTCTCATACGTTTAGTTTTTCTTTTAGATGCTTCTTTACGTTTTTTAATATATTCAAAAGCAGATTTTAAACGTTTTTTCTTTTCTGGATCTTTAGTTCTACCTAAAGCTGCTCTTACTCTTTGGTGTATTAAATTTATAATTTGTGATTTACGAGCATGAGACTTAGCTTTAAATGATTTTTTACTTAAAGTATCTACTATATCTTGTCTAGTTGAAAATTTAACTTTAACTGTATCTTTTGGATTTTCGTCTGTATATAATCTTCTTCCCGATCCTTTTGGTTTTTTACCTGTTCCTTTTTTAGGATCTCTTTCATTGATAGGTTCATAAGCTGAACCATAAGGGGCTGATTTGCCTTTATGTTTAGCTTGGGATTTAGGGTCTATATTTTCTTTTTTAGAACTAAGATTAGTAGTAGTTTTTAAAGTTTTAGCTAAATTTAAAGCTTTGAGGAATTTTTTATTTTTTTCACTTGGATTTTTCATTTTCTTTATCTTTGAAATAGCTTTATTTATTTTAGATAAAGGAATTTTATCTCCAGCCTTAATTTTTAATCTTTTTCTAACAGTACCCTGTTTTAAATTACCTTTTTTCTTACCTTTAGCAGCCATTTTTTCATAAGTATCACCCTCTAAATAACCTCTTTTTTTAGCTTGTTTAGGACTATTTGTAAAAGTATCACTTGCTTGGTATCTTACTTTTTGTACTTGATCTGCTTTGTATGGTGGGTAGTTTTCGTTCTTTTTAGCTCTAGCTGTTGCTGTAGCATACATTACAGCTTCTGCATCTTTACCATAACGTTTTTTAAAGTCTTTTTTATTTTTCTTTAAGTCTTTAAATATACGTTCTTTATCTTTTAATTCTCCTTTTGTAAGTTTTCTTTCTTTTAAGGTATAAATTGGCTTATCATCTTTAGGGATTAAATTAAGATTAATTTCATCTCCCATATTTATATTATGTTTTTTACAATAACCACCAGGTAATTCTAAAACGTTATCTGCCATACCCGAATACTTAGGACAAGGAGCTTGTTTACAAGGAGGACAATTATGGTGTATTTTTGTGATTTTATCTCCCTTAATAAAAATTATATCTAAAGGGATCTTACATCCTTCCATATGAAAATCTTTTCTAGAAACTTGATCATAAGGAAAAATCATACCACCATCCATTTCATCTCTACCCATCATTCCTCTAATTTGTTTTTCAGGTGTATCTGCTACTTCTAAGGGGATAATAATATCATCTATTTTAGCAGCACTAGTTGAATGGTTTGCAAATTTTTCTTCATACATACTACCATATACTCCTCCCCTTTTATATTTGTAGGAAGATGGAATATCTTCTTTTGAACCGTCTGGTAAGCCTGCTTTAAATTCACTACTTCTCATATAATCTAAGACTTTATCTTTAGGGCTATATAAATCTTCATGGTGTAATTTTCTTTTTAAAGTACCTTTTAGATAGTCAGGTACTTTTTCATATTGATCGCCCTGTTTTTTTAAATCTTTTTTTAAACGTTTAAGATTTTTAGCATGTTTAGCTTTTTCTTGATTATTCATAGTACCCATCATCATTTCTTCTAACGATGAAACCATTTCCCAAGCTTGATCTTTTTGTTCTTGTGTTAAATGTTCGGGAATATACTTTTGAAAAGATTCTTTATCTCCGTTTTTAATAAATTCTCTCATTTTAGTACCTGATACACCTCCTGCTTGAGGCGGAACTAAAGCTGTTTCAAATTTAATATTTTTTGGTTCGGCAAATTTACCTATATTAGCAAAACGTTTATCTGTTGCATCTTTTTCTCCCATTCCTAAATAAACTATAGAGCCTTCAGGTGCTTCTTTTTCTATAAAATCATATACATCTTGTACTGGTGAATTTGAATTTGAAGCAAGAATTGCTATACGAGGAGAATCGGGATCAGAAAGTCTATATAAATTCCATAGTTTAAGAGATATTTCTCTTGTAATACCATCTCTTTCTTTAGCACCTACCTTTACAACTACAGTATCTGCATCTGTATTATTAGCTAACCACTTGGCCATATTATAATGGCCTGCGTGAGGGGGTTTAAATCCCCCAGGTAAAAGTGCTATTTTTTCCATTAACTACGTAGTTTATTATAAATATATACCCTTATGACAAGGCTAACCTCTTTTTCATTAGTGTAGAGGTAGTTAACTTTGTTGCTTTATGTAGTAATTTTGTAAAACCTTCAAAACCTAATTCAGATGGGTCTTTATCGCCCATTTCTATAAGATAGACTTTTTTTCCATAGGATAGAAAAGTTTCTGCGTGTTTAAAAGCATCTTTAAGAGCGTCCTCATCTAAAGCAAGATATATTTTTTCTACATTACTTTCAATAATTTTTTTCATTAAAGTAGTAGAAATCTTTTTACCAAATAAAGGAATTGCATTACGTTTAATTGCCATAGCATCAAACGCACCTTCGCAAAGAATAATGGGAAGATCCCAATTTATATACATTTCAAAACCAATTATGTCCTTAGTACTGGAAGCGAGTTTATGTTTGATATATGCGTTTTTATCAAATGATCTACCAACATAGTAATTTAAAAAACCATCTTTATCATATGAAGGTATTACAACCATATTTCTTAATTCTCCTTGTTCACAGTAATGTAAATCATATTTAACTACATCTTGGGGTGTGATTCCTCTTTGATTTAAATAATGTAATGCGTGTTTTGACATTATCGCTGAAGAAGACATTATAGGCGTTACTCCTTGAGGTAAATGCAAAGAACCTGACGGTACTTTAGTAGTGATTTGTTTTTTAAAACTGTATTGAGAATCAATATCTTTTAAAAGGTCGTATGCTTTTGGTGATGCACTTACTGCTTTAAGCAGTTTAAATGCTCTGTGTCCTTTATAACCACAAACCCAACATTGGAATTTTTGTGTTGATAAATTTAGGGTTAATTTTTTCTTATGGTGGTTGCAAGAAGGACAGGTAAATACAGCTTCTTCACCCCCACGAGCTGATTTACTTTTACCTAAAACTGATTCTAATAATTGTTTTAATAAATCTTCTTTCATCTAAAGTCTCTATCGTAAAACTTACCTAATATATTATCATTAAGATATTTATTAGTTTCTAATACCTCTAATACAAATTGCCACTTGCATTCTAAGTATGTAAGTTCTTTTTTATTAAAAGCCACCTGTAGTATTTTTCTTTCTAAATCCCCATTGTTTGCTTCTTTAATAAAAGAATGTGAACCATAATAAGTTTTCCAATCGCTTTCTTTTTGTACTTGTTTGTACATAGGAGGTCGTCCTTTTCCTTCCCAAAGTGCTTTTTCTTTTTTGCCTAATTTTTTCTTTAAATTATAAATTAAAGATTTTTTACCAATGTACTTTTTTCCAGTTGGTAAGTGAGTTGTTTGATAAATAAAACCAAATGCACCTTCAGGAAGGTCAGAAATTTCGTCTATTTGTTTGTCTAGATAATACCACATAACCCTTAATGTATGAAAGATATTTTAGGTATCCCAGCGAAGTATAAAAGTCATATCAGTTTTATCTGATTTTCTTACGGGTTGTCCTAATTTACCTACTACTAATAATTCATTTGATTCATTATATAAACCAATAGTTGTAACATATGGCTGAAAATACGAACTAGTAGTAAAGGGTGCTGTTTTATAAGGATTTTCATCTGTTTGGTCTAGAGCAGATGTATTTAAAGATGTATTAAATTCATGTTCTTGAATAGTACATTGATATTCATGCTCATAAATTAAATGGGTACCTTGAAATTGTAAAGTATTAATAATACCGTCACCTGTTGATCCTGATAGTATACTATTGTATTTTGGGTGGGTTATTGCTATTAAACCACTATTATAAAATATATTACCTACATAAGGAGATGCATTAATACTTTCAGATATATTAGCTATTTGGGTTGAAGTC